ACCAAGTCCGCCGTGTAGTCAGTCCCGAGCACCAACGTCGTCGCGCCCTGCTTGACATCGGTCAGGGTGGTGATGTTGCGATGCTGCAGGTCGTAGAAGCGGCCGAGAACTGCGCCACCCGTGGGCGTGATGCTCTCGGCCGTGACGGTGCCACCGGTCGCTGCGGCGAGCGTATAGCCGATGCCGAGGAGCGTGTTGATCAGGTTGTCGATGCCGTACTCGTCGCCGGTGATCTTCAGCGAGTACGTCTGCCGGATCGGCGCGCGCGCGTAGAGCATGCTCTGCGGGTCCATGCTCTCGTACTTTTCTTTGATGTCGATCTTCGGCACGACCTCAAACGAGGTGCAGTTGCCGAGATCCTCCAGACCCTGGCGGGTCGTCGTGTTGTTGACGAACTTGTCGAAGTAGACCTTGCCACGACCGAGCATGACGAGGCCGGGATTTGGCGGAATGAGGTATGGGCCGGTTGCAGCGGGCATTGATCTAACTCCAGTTGGTGCGGATTACTGCGCGCGGGTCGCGTCCCCGGCGATGGTGTGATACGGCACCAGGAAGTCCTGGTGCAGGGCAAAGTAGCTCTCGTCCTCGGCGACGTACTCCCATTCGAGCGCGTCCTCCAGAACGTCCTCGTTGAGGAATGGCGGCAGCCCGCTCGCGGAAAACTGCTTGCCGTCGAGGCAGGCGGTCGCCCACTGCGCCAGGGGGTCCAGGTTCGAGTCCAGGCTCGCCACGAAGTGCGAGATGCGCACGATGAGGAAGCGCTTGCGGTAGTAGCTGCGCTTGCCCTCCTTTTCGTACTCGACCTTTTCCTTCAGGAACCGCACCGACATCGCCGGCAGGTCGGCGAGCTTGTAAGGTTCCAGGCGCGCGCGCGTGGCAGTCGGCACGCCCGCCGGCGGGGATGTGCCGAGCGCGGTGACGAACTCCTCGACGAGCTGCTCGCGTAGCGATGCGATCATGCTTCAGCTCACCGCCTCGCACAGAAGGTGCGTGAGTGCTCCGTCGCCTTGCTGCAGCGAATCGCGCAGGCGGTAGCTCACGCCGTCGACGGTCAGCGTGGTCGATCGGTTCGGCAGCGGCGACGGAAGCGTCGAGGTCTGGATCGAGACCGTGATCGTGCGGCCGCTCACCGAGGCGACTCCCATGCTCGCAAGGACATCCTTGCCGACGTAGTCGACAATGCCGACGAGGTTCGACGAGCCGATCACGACCGCGACCCCGAGGCCGCGCGTCAGCGCGTCCGCGAAAATCGCAGCCGTATCGGCTTCCTCGAAAAACGTCGTCATGCACGGCTAGTGCAGCGCCAGCAGCTCGCAGGCGACCGGGAAGCTCGGCGTCGTGCCGCCCACAGTGTAGGAGACGCGAATGTAGGCCTTGCGCTCCCCGGGTCGGAACGAGAGCGTAAACACCCCGGCAGCCGTGATGTTGGTGCCCGAGTTGAACGCGCCATTCGGCACGTTCGTCCAGGTGGCGTTGTCGTCCGCCTCCTGTAGCACGGGCGCCAGGGTCGGCGTCGTGCCCGTCGGGGTGCCGACGTTCAGGATCGCGACCGCCGTGCCTTTGTTGCCGGCGATCTGGACGCCCGCGCCGTTGCCGGTCGCCGTCACGGATTCGGCCGGGAGCAGAGCGGAAGCCACGCCAGCGGCTGCGATGTGCGTATGTTGGATATCCACGATTGCTTATCTCCTGCGTTTGATTCTGGGATCGCGATGCGTCGGCGCCGGGTCGCGGACCTCAACGGTCCCGCGATCAAGCGGCGGCAGATCGCGCTCGGTGGCAACGCGCGCAATGCCGAGCGCGATCGCAGTCCTGGCGACGTCGGTCGTCAGTTCCACGAGCGCGCCGGCCTGCGCGATACGGCCAGGGCTGGCGATGAAGTTCGTCATCGCCAGCACCGTGACCGTTGGTTTCCTGTAGATCGGCACCTGCGCGTTACGCGTTGAGGTTGATGCCGACGCAGAAGGAAACCGGGTGCCGGACGGCGATGTCGGCCATCTGGAACGAGGCGACCTCGATCAGCCCCTGTTTCTTGAGGCTGTACGGATCGACGATCATTTCCATGGCACCGCCGAACTGGCCGATCAAAAGGTCGGTCCAGTTGCCGTAGATCAGGCCGTGGAACGAGCCGGGGGGCGTCGTGACGCCATTCGTGCCGAGCAGTTTCGAGACCTGGTTCGTGGCACGGGCCTCGTAACCGTCCATCTGGCCTTCCAGGATCGAGCCATCCCAGATCTCCCGCGAGCCGTTGACGGCGGGGAACTTGAGGGTGACCTTCGCATCGGCGGCGATGCTCGGCGTGGTGAGGAATCCCAGATCCCCGAGCAGCGCGTTGTTGCTCGCGACCTGGTTCTCCATCTGCACGACGCCGGTCCAGGCGATCTTCTGGCCCGTGTTGCTGTAGCTCGCGTTCGAGAAGTCGACCGTGAGGACGCCAGGCTGGTTGTAGATGCCGAGCGGCTGGCTGTTGGTGCCCGTGCCGTGGATCGCGGCCAGGTCCCATGCCAGGGCGTGCTTGGCGGCGATCGACTGGCGCACCATCGCCTCGACGTCGACCGAGCTTTGCACCAGGAGCTGGCGGCTGTACGCCGTCGCCGCCTGGAGCGTGCGCGGGGACAGAACGACCAGATCGGTCGTCGGATTGCTCGAGGCGACGTTGGTGCCCGAGTTTTCCGCCACCCAGGTCGCGGTCACATCCCCGGTCTGCCGGGGGAATGCGATCGGCGATGACAGGCCCGTGAGAACCCTTGCGCCCATTGCGACGACGAGCGCCTGGTTGCGCAGGATCTCGATGAGCTCCCCGCCGTACTCGGTGAACACGACTTCTTTGATCGCGTTCGCCGTCTGCGAGTCGATGGTTCCGGCGCGCAGCATCTTATCGACGGCATCGGCCTGCTGCCGGCTGAGCTTGCGTGTCGCGGGTGTAAAGCGCTCGTCGCCCTTGAACTTGGTTCCCCGCAGGGTCGTCGGGACGAAAAGGCCGCCGCGCCGGCGGTACTCAGCCGGCATGCGTTTCTCGAGCTCATCGCTGATCTCGAGTTCGAATGTCTTCTCGACCCGGCCGCCGACGGCCGCGTCCGCTGCCGCAAGGATCGCGCGCGAATAGCTGTATTGGCGCTGTTCCTTCGGCGTGAGGTCGAGCTGCTCGGAAGCCGGTTGACGCGCGGGCGGGGTCGCCCGGATCTGCAGGATGGCCTCGTTGACCTGGTCGAGCGTAAGTCCGCGCTCGAGCCACTCGGGAACCTTGTCCTCGCAGCCGTGGAGTTTGCCGCGGCGAACAATTTCCGCGGCCGTTTTCTGGTCAGGCCCGGTGGTGGGGGCCGCAGCTTCTGGCATGACTCTTACCTCGGTGGTGGCGGCGCCCGATGCGGGTGCCTGTTGTGAGCGGTGGCGAACATGAACCGGAAACTTGCGAAGGTCGGCACTGCGGCCGACCCCGATCGTGTGATCTGCGGGGACGCTGACGAGGGAGCCTTCCATCGGCGTCCAACGCGTCGCGCGGTATTCGGAGGGCTCGTCGGCCTTGGCGGGCGTGACCTCGTACTCGTCGATCCCGTAGCCCAGGGACATCTCGCGATGGCCGCCGTCGACGACGGCCTTCGCATCGCGGCCGGCGCTGGTATCGAAGAAGCGCATCTCGGCGTTCAACTTGCGATTCTCGCAACGCACGTTGTTGAGACGTCCGATCGGGAGCGCCCGCTGATCATCGTGATTGGCGAGGAGCGGCATGCCGTTCTGGCAGCGCTCGAGGTTTACGTTCTCGGGGTCGTGCGCGAGGACTTCGCGGCCGAACCAGCGATCGACGGGCTCCTCGGATGAGAGCGATACGTCATAGACTTCCTCCATGCCGTCGCCGTCATCCGGATCTTCCGGATCATCCCCCTGGCCGACCTCCTGGCCCTTCTTGCCCTTGCCGTCGGCGAGGGAATCTCCGGTCGCCTTCTTCGCGCGGCGTCGGCGGATTACCGTGATGCGCGCGTTGCGCCGCTGCACGGGGAGCTCGTCGTGCTCTTTCAGGTCCTGGCGCTTCGATTCAGGCATGGGTCGAATGCTCCTGTTGAGTGATTAGCGCTGGCACAACGCTCAAGCGCTGGCGGGCGCGCGCCTGGCGGGCGGTTCGCGAACGAGCGCGCGCGGCGCCACCCTGGTCGCCCTCGTCAGCGTCTGCAGCCGTCTTCGGCTGATCCCCAGCCGCGGCTCCCGCGCCGACGCCGATCCCGGTGAGATCGAGGTCGTATTCCTCGATCAGGTCCTGCTCTTCCTTGAGCTCCTCGGCTATCTCCTCGAAGTCCATGCCCTGTTCGGCCAGCACGCGGCCGCGGGAGGTCAGGCCATTATCGATAGCCGCGACGGACGCATTGACGTCCTTCAGCGGGTCCACCCACGCCCAGCCGCGCGGCATGAACTTCACCTGCATGAAGGCCGACCAGTCGCGCGAGTCGAGGTAGAGATTTCCCGAGAGCTGGGCGAATTCGAGCCATTCGGCGTAGATCGGCATGAGCACGCGGCGCGCCCACCAGGCCTGCAACTTGCGCCATTGATCGCGCTCGGTGAGGAGCGCAGAGCGCAGGCTCGAATAGTTGACGCCCTCGAGATCGTTCGCGAGCTCGTTGTAGGAGACGCGCAGGCCCGAGGCGATCCAGCGCTGGATCGATTTCAGGAAATTCGGGAACGCGGTTGAGGGATGCTCCGGCGACCAGGGCGTGAACTTGTAGCCCGGCGGCAGCGTCTCGAACTCCCCCGGGGTCGCCGTCATCTCGAGCTTCTCGCCAGCCTGGGGAGGCTCGTAGTCGGAAGCGTCTGCGACCTCGAAAAAGCCCATCTTCGCCGCCCCGGTGCGCGCGGCGACAACCTCGGCCTCGACGTATCCGTCGAGCATCTTCGAGGCGAACATCACGGAGTTGAGCCAGGTCGTTCCGCGGGACTGGTTCACGCGATCGGGGCGGAAGATGTGCAGGACCTCATCCGCGGGAACCCGGATGCGGTTGCGCGCGCTGATGTTGATCAGATCCGTCGGATGGCGGTCCCAGAACCAGTAGGCGACCGGGCGCCCGTACTGGTTGACCTCGACCCCGAGGCGGATCTCGTTGTCGCGGTCGGTAGGCGCCCGGAAAAACTGGTGATCGAGCAGATCCGGATCCACCGGCTGCAGCGCGAAACGAAACGCGTTGTCCCGGTAACTCCTTATCTTGCGCAGAATGCATTCACCGTCGATCGCGAGCGATTCGATCATGTGCTGCTGCAGATCGACGAGTCCCATCGTGCAGTCGGTCGTGACCTCCGCAGACCATTGGAGCCAGGCGGCTTCGATACTCGCGTTGAGCTTCTTATTGAGCTTGCCGTCGGCATTGCGCACGCGGGCACGAAGCTGCATGCCTTCCGCGCCGATGACGTTGGTCGAGACCATGTCGACGTAGCGGCGCACCAGCGGATGGTTGCGGCGCATGTCGCGCGCGCGGCCGCGCAGGCGCAGAAAGTCGTTGTAAATCTCCTGGTCGGCAGAGACCGGCGAGGCAATCCAGTCGTACCACAGGCGCGAGATCTCGGCGCCCTTGAAGACGTTGCGCTTCGCGGACGCGCCGACGCGCGAGAACCAGGAGCGGATGCGGCGCAAGAGGCTCTGGCGCTTCATGCGATCCCGTCCCCATCCCAGCCCCAGCGCCGCGGCAGGAACGGATCCGGCCCATACGCGATCGAGGGGAAGCTGACGCGGATCGGGTGCGAGCTGCGCCCCGGGTTACGCTGTTTCCAGCACAGGCGCTGATAGATCCCGCGCAGCTTGATCAGCTCGGCGATCGGGATCTTCGAGACGCTGCGGCCTGCGATCGAGTAGTGCTCGATATCGGAGGTGATCCGACCCTGCAGCGCCGCCTCGATGACGATGAGCGTCTGCTCCTCGTGCGTGACGAGGTTGCCGGCAGTCGCGCCCGCGAGGTTCGCATTGACGACGATCCGGCCCTGGATCACATCGAAGATCTCGCCTGATCCGTCCTGGGCCGCCAGGCGCTCTGTATACCAGTACGGCAGTGGCCCTGTGGCCGCTGCCAGCGGGTTGAGCCCCTGCGTCTGCGACGGCGTCAGAACAATATGGAAGGTCTCGCCGTCCGCGTCATCGGTCGCGGTGAAGCTCTGCACGACCTGGCCGGCGAGCAGGAGCTGGTATTGCCACTGTGAGTTAGGGAACTCGTCGAACGAGCGATCGACTTTGAACGTCGTCCCAGCCGTGATGAACGGGGGATAGACGTCCGGGACTTGCGGCTCGGTGAGAGGCATGCCGCAGCCCATATATCCCAAAGCGCAAGAGCCGTTTTTGGTCTTTTCGCAGTTTTCGCAGTTTTCGCAGTTTCAAAATGATTGGTATGATTTTTGCCGGCGGCTCTTACTTCCAGCCGCCGACCCAGCCGCCGCCCTTGCTGCCGGGGCGCCCACCGGTGCCGCCGGTGATCCAGTTGCCGCCCTTGGCTGGCGCCGGAGGCGGGCCGCCTTCACCTGGCGGCGGCACGGGCCCGGCATTCTCCTGGGCGAGCCGGCCAAGTTCAGCGATCGTGCGCCGGTCTAACATCCGCAGCGCCGCCAGCGCGTAGACCTCGAGGTCCAGGCCCTCGTTGCGATCGCGCAGCTTCACGTACTCGCGCACCGCGCCGACGCCCTTCTTGTATTTGCGCACGGCCTTCTCGGCGGTGAGTTGCTCGAGGTACTCATCATCGATCCAGGCCGGTAGGTGCAGGTATCCAGGCCCGGGGGCTGCGATCTTCATGCGCGAGAACACGGTATCCTTGGCCGTGTCGACGCCGATCGGGAAGAGCTTCACGCCGTACCGGTTGCCGGTTGACGGGCGCCCGGTGATCTCCCGGCCCGCGCCACCGACGCCCTTGATTGCGTAGACGTGCTGGATGAGCTCGCCGATACGGCGCGTCTCGCGCACCTTGCAGAACTTGTAGACCTCGTCCGTGTGCAGGCCGCCGGAGTCGATGACAGCGATGCGAATGCTAAGCTCGCGGCCGCCGACGCAGGTGTAGGTCTGCTTCAAGAGCTCGTCGAGCTCGAACCAGGGCTCCGACTTCGCCGGATCCCCGTTTACCTGAGACAGCGCGACGAGCCAGGACTCTTCTCCCGCGCCGTAGCCTTTCACCGCGAGCTCGAGGCGGTCCCCCTGCACGTCGACGGATGCGAGTAACACGCCGACACCGGCGGGCACCTCCGCGCCGTAATTCTCGACGCGCCCGCGCAGCCCCTGCGCCTGGATCGACTCGCCGCGCTCCTCCCACGTCTCGGCGAGCACCGTGTTGACGAACTTCTTGAGGCGCGCCGTATCCTTCTGCGCATCCAGCCATTCGCGCACGAGCTCCGCCCAGGAGCGCCAGCCAGGAGGGGCGTAGAGCGTCGAGATGTGAAAACCGGCGACGCGCGGGTCCGCGCATTCCGCCGTCGCCCGCCACTCCCCGGCTGCGAGCATTGCGTTCTTGTGCCGCTCCTCGATCAAGGCGCCGCAGCCCACGCATAGGAGCTTCACCTGGTCCGGCTCGCCCTCCGGCCATTGCAGCCTCTCCCATCGCAGCCAGTCCTTGAACTGGCAGTGAGGGCACGGCAGGAAATATCGTCGCTGGTCGGAAGCTTCGAACTCCGACTCGATGCGGGACAGTCCTTTGATGGTCGGCGTCGAGGTAAGGAACACCTTGCGGCGCGCGAAGGTCGTGGTGCGCGCTTCGGCGAGACCAACCGGATCACCCTCGTCGTCGACATCTGCGGGATACCCGTCAACCTCGTCGAGAAAGAGATATCGGATCGGCATCGAGCGCAGCCCCGTCGCACTGTTCGCGCCCGTGACCATCAGCATCCCGCCCGGGAACTCCTTCTCGAACATCGTGTTCCCGGAATCCCGTGAGCGCGCCTCGGAGACTTTGCAGGAGAGCGCCGGGGTCGTGGCGACCATCGTCGCCAGGCGCTGCTTAGAAACTTTCTTCGCCAGGAGCAGCGTCGGCTCGACGAAGAGCATCGGGCCCGGCGCCTTGTCGATGATGTAGCCGATCCAGTTAAGTCCAATGCGGGTTTTGCCGAGCTGCGACCCCGCCATCATCACGATGCGGCTGGTCGCGCTCGAGGGTGACAGCGCTTCGGCGATCTCTCGCACGTAAGGCGTGCGCGACGTCTGATATGGGCCAGGCTCCGCACTGTCCTTGCTCGAGAGCGTGATGTTCGCATCGGCCCACTCCGAGAGCGCGAGCAATTCATCCGGCCGCAGCCCCTCCGACAGCCCGGCGTCATACAGCGACTGCATCGGAGATTTCCTTCAGCGCCCGATGCAGCTCCTCGGTCAGGATCACGTTGATGGCGAACTGATCCAGGCCCACGAGCCTGGGCGACAGCCGGTCCGGGAGCGCCAGGACCATGTCGCGCACGCGGCGCCCGGACTTGAAGGCTGCCGCCCTCACCTCTTGCGCCGGCACGAGCTCGCCGCGGCGACGCGCAAGATCCAGCTCCGCCATTTCCGCGAGCGCCTGCTCGCGCCTGGTGCGGGTTGAGGCGAAGGTCGCACCGCCGTTTTCCGGCGAAACGCCCGGCTCGAGGGCGGCCTTCGGGCCAGGTTTGGCTGCCCGCGGCTGCCGTTTGCCCCGGTTCTGGCCGCCTTTGCCAGGCGGATGGGTATTCGCCGCCCAGGCGCGGTCCGCGGATTTCGGATCAATTTTCCCGCGGAGGAGGGAAATCCGACCGGTCTTGATAGCCTGGCGCACCGCTTCCCGCGTCACTCCGCGCCGCCGCGCGTACTCCGCCTGCGAAATCAGCGTCGGCATGCACGTCAAGTGCCCAAAGGGGCAAGCGATTTGAAAAAGGTCGACGCTAAATATAGATCGCGCCCGCCGTCACCCGCGGGGCCCACACCCGGGGGGAAGGACCCGTTATATGTTAGGTGTTGGTTCACGTGTGTAGCCTGTAGAACCGACGCACGAAGGCATCGGCGAATACCTCGTGGTACGTCTCGCGCGAGGTCTCGATGAAGTCGAGTGCCTTGCGTATCTCGACGCCACGACGAAACGAGTAGAGCAATCGGATGTCATCGCGCTTCGGGCCCGTGCGCTGGAACACGCCCCCAAATGGGGAGCGTGCAGTATGCGACAGGATGAACGTGCGATTGTCCCCTTGCCAGTAGTAATACGATCCTGAAAGCTTGCGCTTATGGATGTGCTTTGCACGACGCGCAGCGAGCACGGCGCGGCCAGCAGCAGTCGGTCCTGCGCGGCGGAAGTTGAGCGACTGGAACGTGAAGGCATCCGATACGGGCGCATCCATTGACGGCCGTGCGGCACTGCCCGTGATCGGTACGGCGACAGACGCACCCTTGAACGGCAGGCGGGCACCTCCGGTTTCGTAGAGCGACAGCATTAGGCGAGGCTTGTTGTCGATCCCGAGCTCGGCGAAGGGCCGATTGGCTCCAACATTCGCAAAGGCGAAAATCTTGACGGCGCGTAACATGAAGTCAGTCTTACGCAAGTGGAAGTTGCGCTTGAGCGATTCTCGGATACGCCGCTGCGCCTCCAGCGCGGCGTCGTTGATCGCCTGGGCGGTCGAGAACGCGAGATTCTTCTCATATCGCTTGGCTTCACGATCGAGCAGCGACAGATCGAAATTGACGTCGATCCTCATCTGAGCTG